GGCCGCGATCAGCAGACCACGCTCATCCGTCCAGGCGGCGATCTGAATGACAGCAGCCTCAAGGCTGGTCTCGTTCAGGTCGGCAGGAGTAGCAGGACGGTTGCTGTTGTAGCCACCGGACACCAGCGGATGCTGGGTGTTGAACAGGGTCACGCCGTCACCAGACTGGTAGCTGGTGAAGCCGTTGTTCAACGGGAACGCAGCCTTCACCTGCTTCGTGAACGCCATCGAGCGCGCAAGCGCCTTGGTGTAACGAGCAGACAGGCTGTCGTACAGGTTGTCTTCCATCGCCTCTTCGGTGATGGAAAAGCCGTACGCGATGGTCTCATGCGTATAACGAGCGGTCCAGGCTTCCTGGCCGTTGTCGTACGCAATCGCCGCACCTTCGTTCTTGACCGGGGCAGCAGCAAAGCCCGAGAGCTTCACTTCTTCTTCAAAGGAACGCTCCGAGTTCTCAGTCTCGTAGATTTCCTTATGCTCCTCAGCGTACCGCTTGTACTCCAGACCGAACAGAGCGTTCAGGCCCGGAAGCAGTTCCTTGAGAAGCTGTGCGCGTGAAATAGCCATCTTTCACAGCCTCCTTAGCTAGCAGCCGTACCGGCAGAGCCGGTATTGCCGGTGCGGTGGAAGTGCGTGTTGATACGCACGATCACGTCGGTGAACGCATCACCAATCTGGCTGGTCGTGCTGTTGACGAAGTCAACAATGCGAACCGGCAGAGTGTTGGTCGTCGCGATGCTGGAGGCATCGAGGCCAACGCCAGAGTTGATGTTTACGCCGCTGCTGCCAGCAACCGTCTGGATCAGAGCCGCATTGCAGCCCAGAGCCGTCTGACCGAGGCTGTCGTCAGCCTGCACCTGGAACAGAGCGTCCGGGTCATCCACGACATAAGCCTGGATGTCGGTCGCCGTGTTGCCAGCCGTATAGTTCTGGCGGAACACCGTGCCGTAAACCGGATCGGTGAACGTAACGCCCACAAACACGCCCACGAAGCCAAAGCCGCCACCCGTAGAGGTGATGGTCGTGGCGGTCGTGGTCGCGTTGAAGCGCGCCAGCGTGCCACGGGTCGAACCGGTGTTCGTGATGATCACCGGGTCACCGTACTGGATGCTCACGTTGTAGCTGGCGGGAATCGCGTACTCGCGAGTCGAACCAGCATACGCCTGACCACCCAGAAGGTTGATCGGGCGAAGCCCGTACGGAGAATTGGTCGAAGCCACTTTCCGCTACCTTTCTTCTGGAATTGAGGATTTATGGCCCAAAGGACTATTCCCTGGGGCCACGGCCAAAGGTGGTCCTCGAAGTCCGCTCCGGACGAAGGAGCGGCATACGAGGATCGTTCTCACGCATCAGGTTGTTGTCCACGCTATCCATCTGCTGCTGCGCGACATTCCCATAATAAGCCGCACGCTGCCGCACGACCTCTTCGGGAATCTTGCAGAGAAGGAGACCACCGACCTCGATGTTGCCTTTGAAGCGACCATTGGGATCGGCTGCCAGCATAAGCTCAGGATGATCGTCGGCACGAACAGGCACATAGCCTTCGCGAAGCTGCTTGCTGACATTGGTGTTGTCCGCAGAGTTCATCATGCTCGTGCGGACCCAGCGGAAGACATACCCCGGCTCAGGCTTAGGATCAGGAAGGATCGAAGGGGGGCGCCAAGAGGTCGGGCGAATCTGCTGTTCGCGCGTCTCAAGGTCGCGTGGGGTGCGGTCAGCCATGACCGTAATCCTTCAGATACTGAGCAACGTATTGCTCGGGGGTAAGGCCGAATCTCTTAGCCAGTGAGACCTGAGACGGCGTGAGACGCACTGTGCGGTTGGTCTTAGTGCTACGAGTAGCTGGTGCAACCACCGATGCCACCTTAGCCGTCGCGTCAACTTCCGGCTCAGGTTTCTGGAAGTACTCGGGGAAACGGCGCGAAACGCGCTTTGTGATTTCCTCGTAGTACTTATCCCCACGCGGATCGAGCTTATACTCCCGGATCAGCATATCGCTGACGGCATAAGCGTAACCCGTCATCTCCTTCTCAAGCTCATTCTGCCCCTCAAACCAGG